CCCGCCACGAAACTTAATACCTGCTACCTCTAATTCTGCCACTGGCTCTCCTCTATTTGATTCATCAGGCCATCACTTCCGACAAATAAAAAATAGCCTGCTATATTATTATCTTCTATCTTTGTATCAGGAATTACCATATCTGTAAAGAATCCGACCCTATCCTCTAGCTGTTGCTGTGAGTCAAAAAAAGTCTTTGTGTCACCTAGCACCTGCATGACTATGAGTGTTTTAGTCTGGTTAGTAGAATCATATCTACCTTTATCACCCATTTTCTTTACAATTTTCTTAGCAGCTTTTTCTTTTTGCTCTTGTTTTTTTACAGGTTTCTCATTGTCTTTACTCTTATCGGCTTTACCCTTATCTTCTGTTTCTTCCATATCTTCTGGTTGCTCCTCATCTGCTTCAACCTCTGATACGCTCTCTTTGTTCTCTGCCTCTTCTGCCACATCTTCAGTAGGCTCTTCAGCAGGTTCTTCAGTAGGTTCATCTTTTACCTCCTCCATTTCTGGTTTAGATTCCGGTTCTTCCATTTCTGGTTCTGGCATAGGTTCTTCTTGGACCTCGTCCATTTCAGGTTGTGGTGTCTCCATCTCCGGTTCAGGCATATCCATCTCCGGCATTTCTAAATCCATTTCCATTTCCATCTCCATTTCAAATTCTAATGCAACTACTTCGATTTCTTCCATCTCCATGGCTGGCATGTCAGGCATATCCATTTCAAAATCCATCTCAAAATTAAAATCCATCTCCATTTCCATCTCAACAGTTTCGTAAGATACATCCATGTCAGGCTCATCAAATTCTGGTTCAAAATATAAATCATCACCTGGACCATCAACAACAATGTCATTGTGTTCAAAAATATTTTCAACAATATCAATAACTTCAGTCTCTGTGCTACCACCCATCGCTACCCACATTTCAACAGTGGTTATTGTTTCACTAACGATTGTGTTTACCACGTTGTATAATACATTTATTTTTACATCATCAAAAAGCGGTCCAATTGCCAGGTTGATATCGCGTCCACCTACCTCCACAATTATTTTTGTAATAGATCCAGAGAAATCCCATCCACCTGCATACTCAGCAAATCCTGTTGCAACACCTGATTCAGATAATATATCCGTGCCACTAAATACATTTGTATTACCATTACGTCCCGTTACATGCATATAAATACGATCTTGTGCATCTTGTTTGTCTATTTTAATTGTGTAGTTTGTTCTCCCTCCGTTCTCTATATCTAAGTCAGAAATATCTATTGTATTAATAAATGTAGTACCCATGCCACTCACACCCATTATTGATGTTGAGTTACCACTACCTGTGATTTGTGCACACTTATCAGCACCTAGTCCGTAGCAGCTGTTGCCTGAGGGCATGTTTGCAGGACCTTGTCCTCCCCAGTCCACATCCATATCACCTTCGTATTTAGATGTGACATAATCATTATCACCATCAAGTAAATCACCTGAATCTTCATTAGTTGTAGTTACTGTTGTCGTTGTTGTGGTAGTTTCTGTTGTGACTGTATATCCATCAGCTTGGTATTCTGTGGTTTCTACTATGTCTTCTACTATTGTCTCTTCTACACCTGGCGTACATAATCCTGTTGCTGTAACAGGACACTCAGCTCTAAGGGAAAAAGGCGACAATACCAGAATGCATAGCCATGCCAAATAAAACAAATTTCGCAAATTTTTGTCCATCAGTTAATCCAGTTGTTTTGTTTTCTTCTTGTTTAATCATTTCTACTTTCTTAAATACTTCTGATCCTTCAGGTATCATATCAGAGTTAGCTTCCCATTTCTCACGTGCTTCTTCTCCAATAGACCCCATGTATGGACAAACTGTGCCTGCCATATACATCGCATCCCAGACACGAGGGTCAGCACATAATGTAGATACTGCTGCTACTTTCATGCCCATGGAATATAAAGATCTAGATAATTTTATTCTTTCACAGTTTTCATCAGTGATAGTAATACCGCTGCTAATACCGAGGATCTGGGTTTGCACGGCACCTGCAGCTGCTGTCTTACACACGTCAGAGTTATTTACTACAACACTAGGTGAGTTAGCAGTTGGTGGTGCCTTGTCCGTTACTACGGTCGAAGACACCGTTGTATTTGTATCAGCACTGTTAGCATCTGTTGCCACGGCAACGACTGTAATGATTGTTAAGAGAATAAATAATGATTTCATAAAATATTCATACCTTGTATAGGAAAAGCATCAAAGGGTAAACAATATCCCGTAGTCTTTAAACCAGCCTTATATTCTGCGCTTTTTGATTCATATATATTAAGATAATCTACTAATGCTTGCATGCATTCTTCCTCGTTAGGATACAAAAAAGAATTGTTCTTTACTGAAGGCATACCAGGCATTGAGATTAGTAAATATAATAACCATACTTTAATTGTCATTCTTGTTGTTTTAATCCGTAAAAATAATTAGTATCATCGCCAGCTGTCCATTTACTTTTATTTTCAACTGAATAATATTTTGTTGACACCTTGAAATCAGGTTGCAATGTTTGTGAAGGCGTTAAAGATTTATCGTAGAATATGACTCTATTATTAGGTTGGGCAGCGTAGTGTCCATTATCTAATTCTAGTATATTAAACGATTTGTGCTCCTCTGGGACCTCTGAGTAATTTACATTAAGGATATTTGTATCCGCATGGCAACTGTCAATCGTAAATAAGTATTCACCATAGTACCATTTCTTTGATGGTGCAAGGTATTTACAACGTGTGCCAGCGAGTGAGGATTTTTCTACAACAGTTATGTGGTAGCTAAACGCGTCCCACAGCTCTAGTTCTTCTAGTTCAAGACTATCTTTAATATCAGGGGAAGTAACAAAAGCACTAATAGGGAGCTTATCATAAAGAGCACCATATTCCGGCAGATACGTTTCAAAGTAGAGTGCTCTGCCTTGGATTGACTTAACAGTAATCCAAACACCTTCTACAAATTCTCCGTGACCTTTCTCGTGGTCATACAGATATTCTTTTTTTATATATACTTTTGTCGGTGGTAGATTTGCTACTAGAAACATTGCCTCTCATATAATATTTATGTGGCTCGTATTTTAACCATTTTAAAAACTTTTTCCAGTACTTTACCATGCGTTCCTTTAATTGGGGACCCCCTGCAACGAATGTGCCTGGAGTCCACCGAGATGAAATGAAGTTGAGAACTTTATGTGTACATTATGTGTTGATAATGTGCAAGAAAAAAATGCTTGACAGGTTTTTTTGTAATGGTTTGTAATGGTGTCAAGAAAATAATTTTACTTGACTTTAAAAAATCCTTGTTTTCTGCCAAATAAAGTACTTGTTTTGTTCATATGAACATGCTATAATAAGGTAAATGAGGATGGTGCAACATTCTCCGAGTATGGCTGAACAACAGTCTCCAGGTTGTAAGGCACAGTTCTCGCAAGGTATGGTCGAATGACTGAGGGTGCGAGGGTTGGTACTGAAGTACTTGTTAGCATAGGACATGTTGACTGGACGGGAAAAGGTTGGGGGTAGTCAAAGAATCCCCCTACTCACTTAAAAGAATTATGATTAGTAAAACGAAGTTTGATGAGTGGATAAATAAATCTAAACCAGGTGATAAGATTACTTATTATCGTGGTTACATTATGGGTCCACATTTACAAAAGTATTCGCCCACGAGCGATGAGCGCCGTGTGCGTGCGATCAAGTCATATGCTTATAATAAATATTTATCTAATGTTGTTACATTGGTTCAAAAAAAGCATGGTGATTTTGATTATGAATATATGGCAGTGAGGTTGTGATGTGGTTTTTATTCTTACCAATAAAAATAGCAATTTTTATTATGGTATGTCAGTATATAATTAGTTGGGCATTTGGAACATGAATGAACCAATAATTAAAGAAGTTAACGTGCATGATGAATTAAAGCGTGCACGTAATGCGTTTTATGACGCAATGTTTGAGGGGAATGAGGAAGAAATGTGTGCAGCGAATAATGCTGTAGGCTATTACGAATCAATGGATGGTGTATCTTGCCCCGAGTACCCAGGCTTTTAAAGGAGAAATAGAATGAAAGAATTAGTAGAAGCAGCAAATAAAATGAATAAAGTTTTACGTGAGTGTGAAGATGATTGTAGTAATGCAGATCAAACACTTAATGAGTTAAGTAAGATAAAGGTGCACGGTGTAGTGTTTCCTACGTTGATGTTACTTGAAATAATGAACAAATTTGCAGAAGGTGCAGAGGAACGTGCTAAGGCAAAATTTGATACAACTAATCAAGAGCAAGAGATTCAAAATAGGTATGCTGATATAGCTAATAAATGGAATAAACTTAATTAATGGATATTAATTCTGTACCGATGGTTCGTATTACGTGGGAAGATGCGCGTGATACAGAGACAGGGTGGATTGATATAAAAGAAATTATAGCAGCCCCGTTGGCGACGTGCCAGGAGGTTGGATGGATGGTTGTGAATAATGGTGATAAAGTAGTGATTATGAGATCGTGGTGCTTGGACCGGGAAGATAATCATGGTGGTGGAGCAATAGCAATACCAAAAGGATGGGTTAAAAAAATAGAATATTTACAGGTGGGACATGCAGACGTACGAAATTAATTTATGGTTAGATAAGACAATCATTGAGAAGGTTGTTAAACAATTTGAGAATGATGAACAGGTTATGGAGTATATTAAGAATAATTTTGATACAGATCCACATCCAGAGTTTCCATCATTAGATCCAACACGTGGATATGTACGTCCCAAAGCGTCAAAGTATATTATTACATGGTCTAAGGTTCATACATATGTTAGAAAGAAAGGACCAAATAGGATAGAATTAACAGAGGAAGAAAAGGAAATACAAAAGACCCTTGAGGCATCAATTACAAAAGAAGCGATTGATGAGTGGGGTGAGAATGAAATGTTAAATACAGTAAGGAAAGATTATTGGAGTCATCCAGATGCAAAAGGTCAAGAAGAAAAAAGATAAACAAGGGTTAACACCCAAACAAAAAATAGTATTTGATATAATAAAAGCATTTATAGATCAAAACGGTATAGCACCATCTTATGAGGAGCTAAAGCAATTAATAGGGTCACGTTCCAAGTCACATGTGCATGGATTTGTGCATCAATTAATAGCTCGAGGATGGATAGGAAGAGGAAATGGCAGAAATCGGTCAATTTATATTTTGTAATGTGTCACCTATAGTGGTATATTTGCTCAAAAGTTTTTTTTATTTTGTTACCGGGGACCAAACTGGTGCCACAGTGACACAATTGACGATTAAGTTATATAAATCAATGACTTATTATGTGTCACCTATGTGTCACTACTCTAGACGACGCAAGGCACTTTTTTGTTTTTTGGAAATAAAAATGAGTAAATATTCAACTATACTGCGGGGTTTTGCATGGTAGATGAAAGATTGAAAGGTGCCACAAGTGGTGCCACAAATATGTCAAAAAAGTATCCAATCAGAGCGGATGGATTGACAGATAAACAACGTGTGTTTGTTAAGATATATTCTGAGAATGAGGGTAGGTTGACTCCAACAGAATGTGCAAGACAAGCTGGGTATAATGAAGATAGTGCTAATGTGAGGGCATCTGAATTATTAAATGGTAAAAGGTACCCAAAGGTTGTAGAAGCTATCATCGCACGTAGAGCTGAAATTGAAAAGACACACGAGGTAAAGTTAAATAAGCATGTACAAGAGTTGGCAAGACTGCGTGAGAAATCATTGGCAGAAAAGTCTTATAGTGCTGCTGTTAATGCTGAGCGGTTGCGTGGGCAAGCTGCCGGATTGTACATTGACCGTAAAGAAATCAGGACAGGAAGTATCGACTCTATGTCGCGTGATGACGTTTTAAAAGCTTTAAAGGAATTAGGTATTGATGGACAATTTAAAAAAGAAGGAGCACAAACAGTCTTGGAAGTCGAAAAGGAATCCAATAGCGAAGGACCTAAAGACATCACCCCTGTGGAAACAAAGGGTGAACAAAAACAAGAAGAAGTATGACCGTAAAGACGGAAACAAATTTTTGGAAGACTTTAAAGAAGTACTTAGACGGTGGTGAATATATTGTTTCACGCCTTGAAAGTTATGTTACACCAGGATTCCCAGATTGCTTAATTTATCATAGAGATACAGGTTTCTTCACAGTTGAATTGAAAGTGCTGGGAAGTAATAATAAAGTGACGCTATCACCATTCCAAATTGCATGGAATATGCGTCATGCTACAGCTGGCTCACAGTCTTATATCCTTGTTAACTTGCCTCTGGCAGAGCAAGTTAAACTGTTTCACGGATGTAAAACCAAGGAACTTGGGGAAAACACCGTGTTCCAAGTGCCTGGGATCTATGAGGGTCCGCTCAAGGACCTAGACTTCGTCAAACTCTTGAGTCCTCAAACTCCCAAACTCCCTTAACTGCGACCTTTAGCCGCGGCCCAGGATCCGTGCAGCTGGGCGCCCGGCGCCCGGTGCGCAAACTCTCGCAAACTCTTACAGTTTTTCCCAGTTTTCCGCGGATTCAGTTTCCTGACTCTGGAGGCCGGGATCCAGGATGCAGCTGGCAAACTCCGCAAACTCCCCAGTTTTCTGCCGTTTGTTCCTGAAACGTGAGCTTCCATCCTGCAGCCAGGGCGCGCCCGGCGTCTTCACCTTCGTACCAAAAAGTTATCCACAACTAATTGGAAAGAGGTGTTGAATTTGTCGATTGGAAATGTTATATTATACTTATCCTTTAATAGTGAGTGACCCAGTAGGTGAGAGGCAAAAGTAAGGGATAGAAATAGATTGGAGTTAATATGGTTTTACCAGAAGATAGTAATAATCCAATAGTGGACGCATTACGAGAAATTACAGAATCATTAGACAGAAGTACAGCTACTTTAAATAGGATTGCTGACCACTATGATAAGATAGTGCCTGTCATGAAAGAAAATGCTGATACTGTTGCTGAAGCAAATAGAGATAACCGAAGTCCTTTGGACAAGATGTACGAATCGGTATTTGGAGAACCAGAAACAACTAACTGATTCTCAAACTCCGCAAACTCCCTGCGACTATTTGTCGCAGGGATAACCTGTGGATAAGTGGCCGGGCGCGCAGCGGGACCTCCAGCGTAAACTCCGCTCGCAATCTCCCAAACTCCCGGAACTCCGCCATTTTTCAGATGACGGATCCTGCTTCACGCACCGGGCGCGCCGGGGAACTTCCGTGCGAGCTTCGGAATAAAAAGCCCAGAAAACTGGGAAAATATTTTGCCCGGGAGCTTGACAACCAGCGTTCCAGGATCTATATACCAGTCAGGTGAAGAGCCAAACCAATTGAAGAGACTATAGAAAGAGAAGGAAATGTGCCGTTTTTTATACTATTATTACCCCTGAAACTCTACATCCTGTGGATGTTCCTGCAGCATGTGCTGCATCTCTGAAGCTGCGTGCTTCCTGCAGCTGTAACTCTTTAACTCCCAAACTCCCTCAAGATCGGAATTTGGTCCTTGGGCCATGAGCTGGTCCGTAACCACCGGGCGCGCCGGGAATTAAAGTTGACGAGAAAGATGATTCGTGATATAGATGTCATTAGAAACAGAAAGGATTACTATGATTCGTTGGAACAAATGGACGAAAGATTACACATATACTTACATGTGGCATGATGGGGTTTGGAAACTTATCCACAAGAAAAGTAATAGACCTATTGCGTCATGGTTTGGAAAGATGTATAGTATGTTTAGTTAGTTATGAGGTAAGTCGTTGCAAAGCACCCTCATAATAACTAGCCAATTGGCTTACAGTGTAGTTTATAACTGAGTTCTATACTATAACCGATAAAAACAGGCAGGGGCGAGGAGAGTTCTCCTTTAACCGATAAAGAGCAAAAGAATTGTCTAACATACTACGGCGTAGTCAACTGTTGCAGACAATACGAGGCAAGATAAACGGAGTTATTCGGCTCTTGCCTCAAAAGGAGATGGTAATGGGGTTTAGTCCTTACTCGGTTGGCCAGTAGTCCGTTCTATTCCCCCAAACTCCACAAACTCCACACTTATCCACAAGTTATCCACAGCCCAGGTGTTTGTTCCCGCGGGCGCCCGCCAGT